CTTTGAAACTCTATAGCGTGTGTAATATTCAATATTCGTATACATATAATATATACTCTTTTTATTAAAAAAAAGTGACTACACTGACTACAAATCGAAAAAACGCCCTTGCAGGTATCGCCAAGGCACTTTTTTTGTAGTCACTTTGATTGAAAAAAACTGACTACAAACTGACTACAATGACTACACTTCGACCATACCAACAACACGCCATTGACCTGCTACGCGAAGCGATGCGGAAAGGAAATAGGCGCATCATCCTGTGCGCACCAACTGGCGCAGGCAAGACCGTTATGTTTTCATCTATGGTTCAGGCCGCACTGACCAAAGGAAAAAAGGTGCTGATTATCACCGACCGCATTGAACTGCTGACGCAAACGGATGGCGCACTTACACGTTTCGCGATTTTGCCCTCTTACATCAAACAAGGGACACGCAAACTGCCTGAGGCTACCTCGTATATAGCAATGGTAGAATCTCTCAACCACAGGCTTAAAAACGATGAATACGCGAATTGGCTAAAAGGCATCGACCTTGTCATCATTGACGAGGCGCACAAGGCGAGTTTCGACAAGCTATTTAAATTCATCCAGCCAACTACAACGGTCATCGGTGCGACTGCTACGCCACATCGCGAGGGCAATCAGAAAGCACTCAAAGAATTTTACACGGCCATTGTAGAGCCTGTGACTATCCGCGAGTTGGTGGATGCTGGTTACCTTGCAATCCCGACAACGTATAGCGTTCCTGTGGACCTATCAGGCGTGCGGATGTACAATGGCGATTATGATGCGAATCAGATGGGCCAAGCGTTCAGCAAGCAGAAGGTGTTTCGCGGCGTTATCACCAACTATAACAAATACACGGCAGGGAAGAAAGCACTGGCATTCGCGCCATCCATTGCAAGCAGTCGCGAACTGTGCGAAGAGTTGCAAGGCGCAGGACTACCTGCGCGACATTTGGATAGTACGATGAAAGGCGATGAGCGTTCGGAAGTGCTGGCGTGGTTTAAGAATAGCACCAACGGAATCCTGTGCAACTGCGGCATTCTCACCACTGGCTTCGATGACCCGAACGTGGAAGTCGTTATCCTGTATCGGGCAACCAAGTCGCTACCGCTATACTTGCAGATGTGCGGAAGAGGTAGCAGGGTAACGCCAACAAAGACCGAATTCACCATCCTTGACTTTGGCAACAACCGACAGCAACACGGTGGCTGGGAGGTAGAAAGGCCGTGGTCACTGGAAAAGAAGGAGAAGAAACGCAAAGGGGTCGCACCTGTCAAGACGTGCCGCAAGTGCGGATATATGATGGCATCATCAACTGTGATTTGCCCTTCGTGCGGATTTGTCGCTCCTGTCAAAGAATCGCAGATGGGTGAAGAAGTCATCCTGCAACGCGACAACTACACGCCATACCAATGGCGACAGCTGGCAAAAGATTCCTCACTTGCAGAAATAGCGGCGATGATTCGCGCAAAGAAAATAAAGCTATTTTTCGTGCTTCACAACATAGTCAAGCGAGAATCAGATGTCAGGGAATTGCTACGACATTGCGGCTATGCATCAGGATTTTACTACAAACTTCAAGAACTACACGGATTCAAATGGGATTAGAAGAATTTAAACTACAAGCGCAGTGCTTCCGCTACCACTGGAATGAAAGGCCGCAGGAACGTGGCCGCTTATTCACTGTCAACAACAACAGTGGCGGCAAGTTTGAAGGCGCGATTATGAAAGCGATGGGCGTGGTTGCTGGCGTTGCGGATATGATGTACCTGTCCGATGCTGGACTTATCGCACTGGAATTTAAAACGCCAACAGGCAGGCAGTCACCTGCACAAAAAGAATGGCAGGCTGTCATCGAAGCGGCAGGCTACCGCTACGTCATAATCAGAACCTTTGAAGAATTTAAACAAACCCTTAACTTATGAAAACACCAACCTTCATCACTGAAATCGCCAAGCGCATTGAAGCCATTACAGGCGTGACGTACGAAGAGATTTGCACAGGCAATCGAAAGGCCGAAGTAACGCGAGCGAGGCACGCGCTTATGTGGTATTTGTATCGCAAGCATCACTACAAATACAGCTTGACAGCGATTGGCATAATGCTAAACCGCAACCACACGAGCGTTTATCACGGAGTGCAGGTCGTGGACTGGGCGTTGCACAATAATGATTCGCGCTTTAAATTTATACAAACAATAGAAGACGCTGACTATATTTGCCCACAATGTGGATGCAAACGCAATCATACACCAGCTGTACAATGACGGAGTGTTCCGACAAGTGGCAAGGCAAATCGCGACAAGCGACTATGCCGATGACTTGGAACACGAACTGGTGCTGTACTGCTACGACAGGCCCGAACGCGTTGAACAGCTACACGCATCAGGCGCACTCACGTTCTACATCGTGCGCGCCGCTATCAACCTATTCAGAGGCAAGACATCGCCATTTCAGCGGAAGTATCGGCACAACGAAGAGCGCGTGGCTTTGGGTGAAGTTGAGCAGGTGGATGAGAAGTATAGCACAGTTCCTGACCACCTGTATCGCAAAGCGGAAGAAGAGATGGACAAGTGGGCGGCGTCAGGGAAATATCCATACGACAAGAACCTATTCCTTCTATGGCTGGAACTGGGCAACAAGAAGCTTATCAATCGCAACACAGGAATTCCATACCGTTCAATCTGCTACACGATTGACCTATGCAGGCAACGACTAAAACAAGCACTACAAGATGATTACAACGATTTTATTGGCGGCTTTGACAGCATTGGCGATGGAGAGGTATAACGTACTACCGAAGTGGTACTACCGCATCAGTCGCTTTAAACCACTATCCTGCCAGTCCTGCCTTGCATTTTGGACAGGATTTGGTTTGTCACTTTTTGACCAACCGCTGTACTACGCGCCGTTTGTAGGCTTGGCATCTGCGGCATTAGCCATCATCATCATAAAGCTAACCGAATGAACGCAACCCTGATTTACGAAGTGCTGGCCATCAAGCCTAAACTTGAACTGTACCATTCAACCAAGTCGCTACGCCTTACGCCTGCCGAGGTGAACACCTTGCAAGCGGCGGCGATTAGCCTTGGCATTCCGCGAACGGACTGGTGGTGCGCAACCTGTGCCGTTGGTCGCCTTTCGGAATTAGTCGCTCACGCCGAGCATTGTGTAAAAGAGCGCGATGTGGTATTTAATGTAAACGGAGATGCCACTACCAAAGCCTAACGACAACGAAAGCAAGAGCGACTTCATCCAGCGTTGTATGGCTGATGAGAAAGCACGTGCGGAGTTTCCCGACAACCCAACCCGATATGCTGTGTGCAATTCGCAATACGAGCAGAAGTTCGCCGACACTTACACCGACTACGGTCAGGGTGTACGCAACAACGCAAGGCGCGGCATTGAACTAAACGAGCGCAATGGCAACAAATGCGCAACCCAAACTGGCAAGGTCAGGGCGCGGCAATTAGCATCAGGCGAAGGGATAAGCCTTGAAACCATCAAGCGGATGCACAGCTACCTGAGCCGTGCGGAAACCTACTACGACAACGCAGACAGCACCAGCGACTGCGGTTACATTAGCTACCTGCTGTGGGGTGGCAAGGCCGCGTTGGGATGGTCACGAAATAAACTACGAGAACTTGGCGAACTTGACGAAAAATAGCAAGCAAGAAGAACACGACTTGCATATGTCCAAGCTCGTGAACATTGGCGCGCTTATGACCGATATGGCCAACATATTGGATTCATTGAACGACTGCGATGCACCCAACGCATTACACGCGAAGGTGGCTATCTGCGAGAAGATTATTGACATAATGAATTCTGTTGAGGTATGAAGAAAGTAGGAAGGCCACCCGCGTTTGAAAGTCCTGAACAGCTGTGGGACTTGTTTTGCACGTACAAAGCGTGGACGAAGGCGAACCCTTACCGCGTGCAAGATTACGTTGGCAAGGATGGTGCAATGGTGTACCGCGACAAGGAGCGACCGCTGACATTCAGGGGGTTTGAAGGCTACCTTGCAGAAGAGGGGTGGTGTTTTGACTTGTCGCACTATCAAAGGGAAGAAGGAGAGCATCACGAAGCATTTCGCCCCATCCTAACCCGCATACGCGCGACCTGCGACCGCGATATGGTCGAGGGCAGTGGTGCGAATGTGTACAACAGTGCCATCGCAGTCAGGGTGCTTGGCTTGGCCGACAAGCAAGAGCAGAAGTTACACATCGAACAACCGCTATTTAATGACGACCTATGACCCTACCTGAACTACAACACCTGCTGAATTTGATGGATGCGGACAACAAACGGACGCGGGAGGCTTACAAACTTGGCATCGACCTGACCGAATTTGGAGAGAGCGCACAAGAAGTTATAGACCTGCTGTTGAAGCACGTCTTCGATGAGCATCAATACGAAACCATTTCTTGGTGGATGTACGAGAAGGACTTTGGGAGACGTGAGCAGTTGCAGATTTGGGACAAGGATGGCAACGAGGTATGCCGCACAGTTGAAGAACTGCATCAATTTTTGTTTGCGTGAGTGACAAGATAGTCGAGTCAGTTATTGACCAATTTCGGACAAGAGCCGAGGCGGGCAAGAGGAAGTACGGCACGACAATGGAACGCGATGACCTGACCTTCATCGAGTGGATTCAGCACTTGCAGGAGGAGTTGATGGATGCGGTCGTTTACATCGAGAAGATTAAGCAGATTGGAATTTAAGTACACAACAGCGATAAAGCGCATTCGGCAGATGACCGCTCGCAAGAAGGTCATACAAGGCGGCACAAGTGCTGGAAAAACAATCGCCATCCTTTCCATACTAATCGACATTGCCGCCAAGGCCAAGACCGAAATCAGCGTAGTATCTGAATCAGTGCCGCACCTGCGGCGTGGTGCAATCAAGGACTTTGCCAAGGTGATGCAGGTTACAGGACGCTGGTCCGCTGACCGCTGGAACAAGACCCTGCTGACGTACCACTTCGCCAACGGAAGCACCATCGAGTTTTTCAGCGCAGATAGCGAAGGCAGGCTACGCGGTGCAAGGCGGCAGGTCCTATACATCAATGAGGCCAACAACATCGACTTTGAGAGCTACTACCAGTTATCCATCCGTACGAGCGGGACAATCTACATCGACTACAACCCAACGCACGAATTTTGGGCGCATACGGAGGTCCTGAGGGAAGCGGATAGCGAACTGATTATATTGACCTATCTCGATAACGAAGCGTTGCCTGACACGATACGCAAGGACATCGAAGCGGCAAGGGAGAAGGCGGAGACATCCAGCTATTGGGCGAACAGGTGGAGGGTGTACGGCTTGGGACAAGTCGGCAGTGTGCAGGGCGTGATATTCAGCGACTGGACGCAGGTGGATGAGATTAACTACACGACTTCCAAACTGGTTGCGATGGGATTGGACTGGGGGTACACGTTAGACCCGACCGCATTGGTGGCGGTGTACAGGTCAGGCGACACGCTGACCCTGCACGAATTGCTGTATGCCAATAATCTGACGAACCAAGACATCGCGACAAAGCTTCGCGAGTTCGGCATCAACAGGGCGTGGGAGATTGTCGCGGATAGTGCTGAACCCAAAAGCATCGAGGAGGTGCATCGCCTTGGTTTTAACATCAAGGCCGCGCAGAAGGGGCAGGACAGCATCCGCAACAGCATCGATATCCTTCACAGGTTTACGCTTCAAGTGACCAAGACCAGCACGAACCTAATCAAGGAGTTGAGGAACTACACGTGGGATACGGACCGCACGGGTGCATCGTTGGGAGTACCGATTGACAAATACAACCACGCCATTGACGCGGTGCGCTACGTTGCGCTCAACAAGCTATCGCAAAGTGCAGGTGGGAAGTATGTAATTATGTAACTTTGGCCTATGATACACCCAACAGCAATCATCGAGGAGAATGTCACGCTTGGCAAGAACTGCCGCGTTTGGGCATTCGCGCACATCCGCACAGGCGCAACGATTGGCGACAACTGCATTATTGGCGAGGGCGCGCACATCGACTACAACGTCACCATTGGCGACAACTGCAAAATCCAAAACCACGCGCTCATATATCACGGCGTCACCATTGAGGATGATGTGTTTGTAGGCCCGAATGTAGTGACCACCAACGACCACCTGCCAAGCGTACACGGCGACTGGATGAAGAACGGCAGGTTCAGGAAGACAATACTTCGCAAGGGTTGCAACATTGGCGCAAATGCAACGATTGTATGCGGCATTGAAATAGGCGAAGGCGCGACCATTGGCGCGGGTTCAGTCGTGACGCGGTCAATACCTGCCAAGGCGTTGGCATACGGAAATCCAGCCAAAATCAAGAACCAATGAAGATACTAATCGGTTGCCT